ATAAATATAATATAATATAATATAATATAAAATAATTCATAATTTTAAAATAATAATATTATATAATTACAGAAGAACAAATAGTATGGATTTTAAATTTTTAACATTAGAATTTATGTTAGATTTACTTATATTAATTATAATATTATTAATACTATATAATATAGTAAATGGTTGTTATTTTAAAAACAATAAATTAGAAAAATTTGAAATGAATGAAGAAAATACAATAAATACAATATTAGAACAATGGTTAAAAGATGGTGTTACAACTGCAGATTTAGATGATAAAATAAAAGATGGTAAATTAACTCGAGATTCTTTAAGTGAAATAATTTCACAATTAGACAATGTAATTTTAAAAATGCAAAAAACAAAGAAAAGTATCGCAGATGTAGAAATTAAAACAAAAAGTGCAAAAAATGAAGAACCACAATCTATTCAATCTAAAAAAGATAATGGGGTAAATGATGAAACTTCAGATAAAAAGGATAAAAAGGATAAAAAGGATAAGGAAGATGATGAACCCAAAGAACAATTGGAAGAACAATTTAAAATAAAAAAAAAGAGACGTTAATATAAATTACAATATTATTTATAAAATAGTACATTTCTTATTTTTTAAAAATTTTTAAAAACAATTTATATAATATTATAATTTTTAAGAAATGTACTATTTTAATTATTTAAATACATTATTCGCTATTTTCTTCACTATTTTCTTCACTATTTTCTTCACTATTTTCTTGACTATTTTCACTATTTATACAAAATTCTTCACTACTTTCACTTTTTTCTTCATATGAATATAATAATTCTTTTTGTTTATATAAATCAATATTATCTCTTGAAAAATTATTTTCATCATCAGATGATGACCCTTCTTGGTCTTCTTGTTTGTACATATATTGTAGATGATCTATTTTATATTCCGGATTTAATACAGATTTTGTAAAAAAATTTAATTGTTTTGGTTCATAATAATAAATAGCAAATGTGATATTATGATTTACTCCTTTAAAGTCATATAATTTACCAGAATTTTCTTCAAAACGTAGTGTTATTTTTTGTAATTTTCCAATAGGATGAAATTCTCTCAATGGTACTTTAAAGAAATCTATTTTTTCGTCATTATAACCATAACTATTAATTCTTAATTTAGCTAAACCTATACTATTTTTATTATAAGATAATGAACCAAATAAATGTTCTTCAATTTCGGGACATTTTAATAGAATATATTTAAAATTTATTAAATATAACATACCCGGTGCAATAATAATATTTTTTTTATTAGAATTTAATGAATAAAAATATTGTTCATATCCTATATTAGAATTAATATTATTATATTTATAATTAATATTGTTTAAGTTACTATTTGTATATAAATCAAATCCAAGAGTTTCATTAATTGTTGAATTTTTCATATCTAATATAAAAGGAAAATCACATTCAAATTTAATAATATTAGTTAAATCAGCTGGTGTGCTATTACCTTTTATTTTAAAATTTCCAATAATATTATTTTTATTTACAAGTAATTGAAATGCACTAATAAAACTATCAGTTGTATAATTACCGACCTGTATCTCAATAGTAGTAAAATTAATATTATCAATATCAATATTATCAATATCAATATCCTCTAAATTATTATTAATATAAAATAATAATTTATTATTATTATAATCTATATTATACATAGTTTTAGGAATACTAACATCTATAACTTCCATTGCAAATACATTTTTAAAAGGTACATCAAAATCAACAATATATGTATTGGGTAAAGGAAATAAATTTTTATTTCTTGATTTACTATCAACAACAAAAATATAACTTTGTTTTATACAATTATCTTTCATATAAGCAATATCTTCAATAGACATTTTATATTTTACTATTATAACATTTTTAAATATTTTTATATAATAATACATTACATTATTTAATATATATAATGTATAATATTAATTCATACGAATATACATCATATGATAGAATAGTTGTAATAGGTGATATACATGGAGATTTAAAAAGATTTAAAAATATATTAATAAATGCAAAAATAATAAATAATAATTTGGAGTGGATAGCTGTACCATTTAATACAATTGTAATACAAATGGGTGATCAGATAGATAGTTTAAATCGTTCAAATGAAATAAAAGATTGGGAAAAAATAAAAGACATAGAGATGTTATATTTTACAAATAGTTTAGATAATTTAGCAAAAATAAAGGGTGGTAGATTATTATCTTTAATAGGTAATCATGAATTAATGAATATATTAGGAAATTTTTCATATGTATCACAAAATAGTAATTATATAAATCGACATAATGGTTTTAAACCAAATGGAGAATTATCAAATATATTAGCTAACAGACCATTAGTAGTTAAAATAAATGATTTATTGTTTTGTCATGCAGGAATAAAAAAAAATCATATAGATATATTATTGAAATATAATAAAGATATATCATATATTAATGAATTATGGAATAATTTTGTATTATTAAATAAAGTTAAAATTGAAGATAAAGAAATATTTGATAATATAATATTACATAATAGTGATGGTATATTATGGACAAGAGATATTAATGAAAATGAATTAGAATATGTATTAAATTATAATAAATGTTCGTATATGTTTATTGGACATAATACTGTAGATAAAGTTACATTATATAAAAATAAGTTATGGTTAACTGATACTGGAATATCAAGAGCATATGGAAAAGAAAATTATCAATATATAGATATAATTAATAATAATATATCTATAAAAGAAATAAATGACAATATTTAAAAATAAATAGTATATAATATATAATATAATGAATAGTGAATATGGCGATTTAAATAAAAATTTTGATAAATTATTAGAAAAAAAAACGGAAGAAATTAAATTAATATTAAATAATAAAAATAAAAGAGTTACATCTATTGATGTAACAAAAATACCATATGAAGCTAATAAAGTTTTAGCAAAACAAAAAAAACACGAAGAAAATAGAAAATTAAAATCAAAATCCTATAAAAATAAATTAGAATACGATTTATTTAATATAATAAATTCTGGAAATAATAAATAAAAATGATTAAAAATTATATACTTTATCATGATAGTAATAAGATATGTTAAATTATGATTTAAAAAATGTAATTGATATAAAAATTATAATGATATATAATTATATTATAATGTCATTAGAGAAATTAATAAATACAATGGACATAAATACAATGGACATAAATTATGATTATAATAAAACAGATATAGACAATAAATTATATAAATATTTAAAATTTAATATTAATTTAGATAATAATGATTATGATGAGTTAATTTGTGATAAAATTGATAAAATATATATAGATAATAGAATTGAATTATTAAATAAATATAGAAAACAATTAAGAATTTTAAAATGTAAACCATATTTCAAACAAAAAACAAAAGAATGGTTAGATTTAAGAAAAACTTGTCTAACAGCCAGTGATTTACATGATGCATTAAATAAAAATAATTTATTGCTTGCGAAAAAAAAAGCAGGTGTATATATCGATAATATTATATATCATTCTATTCCTCCTTTAAAATGGGGTACAATGTTTGAAGATATGGCTCAAAGATGTTATTCTCAAAAAAATAATATAGATGTTCATGAGTTTGGTTTATTAAATAATGAAAAAATTTCACATTTTGGTGCTTCACCAGATGGAATAACTGATATCGGTATAATGGTAGAAATTAAATGTCCTTATTCTCGAAAAATTAAAGAAAATTTTATTCCTCCAAAATATTATTATCAAATACAAGGACAATTAGCAGTATGTGAATTAAATGAATGTGATTATATAGAATGTGATTTTAAGATTATAGATACAGATTATGAATATATTGATTATGTAAATGAAAACAATTTAGGTAAAAAAAATCATGGTATAATTGCTGAATATTTTGATAATATTGCAGATGAATATTATTATATTTATAGTGATGTATTATTAACAGCTTATGAAACAATAGTTAATATTAATAAGCAAATGTTGCTTCAAGATAATAAAGATAAAAAGTTTTGTAAATTATCGAGATGGGTATTAAATGAAATGTATATCCAGCGAGTATTTTATAATGAAAAATTATGGAATGATATATTACCTAAAATTGAAGAATTTTGGAATAAAGTTAACGATTGTAGACAATTACCAATTGAATATAAAAAAATAAAATCTAAAAAATTTAAATTTATACCAGAATAATATATTTAATTTAAATGTTCAAAAGTTTAATATTTATGAAAATTATTATTGGTAAATTTATTATAATTATTATAATTTTCTATATTTTTAATAAGTGTTTTTGTATTTAAATAATATAAACATAAAGCAATTAATATTGCAAACAATAGTGTTATAATTCTATCCATTATCTATTATTATTAATTATTATTTTTGCATATGTTTGATTTTCATATACTTTATCTGAAATTTTATTATAGGTGTCAATATCAAATATATCACCAGTTATTTGTGTATGTTTTACTACATCAGTATTTTTATATTTATTTAATTTAGAATTTAATTTTATAAATATATTATTTTTATTAGAATCAAATGAAATATTTGGTATATTTTGTTGCTTATTTACCAAATAACCAGTTATATCACTATGTTCTACATTTGTATTAATTTTAAAATATGGATCTATTGGTATACTTATTATATTATTAGCATTTATATCATTATTATAAATATATAATTCTATTTTTGTTTCATTTGATTCTGCTGAACGCAATATATTATATTTAACATTTACATTATTATTATTTTCATGTATATAATCTTTATTATAAGTACTACTTCCCTTAATACCAGTATTATTCATTGATAATAATATATTATTATCTAAATTAGATATATCGGTACCATCTGCATTTTTTCTTACTATATTTAAATTATCTATATATACTTTATCATTGTGTATAAATAATGGTGAATTATTTTTATTACTACCTCCTAAATATATACTTTTGTTTTTCGTATCAAATTTTGCAATAGTTTCATTTTCTTTATTTTGTATATTTAATTCTTTTATACCATCTGGAATTATATTAAAATTTCCATTATTTATATTCATGTGAACACAATTATATAAATTTGCATCTACTATTTCACCATTTTCTATTTTTCTACCACCATTATCGCATATACTTAAATTTTTATTATTAGTACTATCAGAATCAGTTATTATTGTCATACCCATTAATGAATTTACTCTATTTAATAATTTTATATTGGGTTCTAAATAAGAAGCACTTGTTATTCCAGTATTGTCAATATATACTTTATTTTCAAATTTAATATTATCATTCAAATTTGTAATATTATCTTTTAAAGTTTTAACGTCTTTTACAATATATTCGTCATTATTTTCCAATTTATTAATATCTTCTTCAAAATTATTAACTTTATTATTTATATAATTAGTTTCTATTTCAATATTTTCATTAATTTTATCAAAATTATTATTAATATTATTAGTTGATATATCTATAGATTTATTGACATTATCTTTATAATTAATATAATCTTTAATAATATAAATTATACTTATAGTTAATATAATAATAACTATTAAAATTATAATTGATATTAATATATCCATATTTTATATTCTATCTATTAATACCATAGAAACAAATTAATTTAAATCTATTACTCTTATTTCGGGTTTATGTAACTCGTTATTTTTATTCTTTTCTATAGAATTATCATCTCTATCCGAATCTGTTTCAGAATTACTATCAGAAGTTGTATTACCATCGTCTTCTTCTTGATCTTCTGGATCGCTAACTTCTTCATCTTCATCTTCATCTTCATCTTCATTTTCATCTTCGTCTTCATTTTCTCTTTCATCTTCGTCTTCACCTTCATCATTACCTTCTTCATCGCCTTCATCATGATCTTCATCATGACCTTCATCTTCACCTTCATCTTCGTCGTGACCTTCATCTTCTCCTTCTTCATTAATATTATTAAATATATCATAAAACTTATCATACATATCAATAATATCAATATTTCCACCTTTCTGTTCAGTTAAATCATTTTCATTGTATTGATAATTTTCATCTAATTGTTCAATAGGGAATTCAACTCTATCAGTATTTAAACGCATTTGTATATTCATAGTTTCGAGTTCTTGAACTAATAATTTAAAAGAATATGGTGTTTCAATAACAGCAATATCATCATTTTTACATAAATCGCATTTATAAATATTATTATTTTTATTATAAACAGCTAAAACACCACAACTTTTACAAACAGCCCAGCTATATTTATCAGAACGTTCTGTCATACTTTCTTTCATAAATGATGATATACCATGACTTAAAACACTATCACGTTCCATTTCACCAATTCTAAGACCACCATTTTTTCTTCTTCCAGCCGTTGGTTGTCTTGTTAATGATACTTTTGGACCAGTTCCTCTGGAATGCATTTTTTCTGCAACCATATGTTTTAATCTAAAATAATACGTAGGTCCAATAAAAATTTCACATTTTATTTGACTTCCATTAAATCCATTATATAATATTTCATTACCATGAGAATTGAGACCTTTTTTTTCTAAACTATCGTATATAATATTTTTATCAAAAGGTAAAAAAACTGTACCATCTCCTAAAATTCCATCTAAACAACATAATTTAGCAAAAACACATTCAACCAAATGACCAATTGTCATTCTTGATGGTATAGCATGTGGATTAATAATAATATCTGGTTTTATTCCATTTTTAGTAAAAGGCATACTTTCTTCTGGAATAATCATACCAATTACGCCTTTTTGACCATGTCTTGATGCATGTTTGTCGCCAAATTCTGGTTTTTTAATTTTAAGAAATCTTACTTTGCATACAATAGAATCTTCATCATTTAATTTATTGTTAATAAAAACTTTATCAACTTTACCAAATAATGAATTATCTGTAATAATAGAACAATCTGAATAAATAGTTTCTTTAATATATTCTGTAAATACACCTTTTTTAATTTCTTTATATGTATCTTTGACACTAATCATACCAATTGCAACAACTTGTTGTCCTTTTGGAATATAAATACCTTCTTTTATTATACCATCATTATTAATATAATTATAATTGGCATTTTTAATATTATTAACTTTGATACCTCTATTTTTATATTCTATAGCATTTCCAAATATAATTTTTTCATATTGTGAAACAATTTTAGAAGTTCCTGTAATAGATTTATAATATGATAATGAAAATAATCCTCTTTCAATACTATTTTTATTTATCATAATACTATCTTCTTGATTAAATCCAGAATATGACATAATAGCAACTATTACATTAACACCATTTGGCATATTATCACTACAAGTATATTGTGATATACGAGTACTAATAATTGGTTTTTGTGAATAATGTAAAACATATGACATTGTATCAAATCTTTTATTAAAATTTGTTGCATATATCCCAATAGCTTGTTTACTTTGCGCGGCATGAAAAACATTTCTTGCAGATTGATTATGATTAGATAATGGTATATTTCCACTAATAGCACTTAACATAGTAGATGGATGTATTTCAAGATGTGTATTAAATACATCAATATCTTCTTTCTTCATTGCAATAAAACAAGTATCTTCTTCATCTGCATCTAAATATTCTATTAAAGCTCCATTTTTTTCAAGCTCTTTTAATATTTCACTATTGCTTTTATTAGCAAAAATAGGTAAATCTGAAGGATTTGTATAATTATCTTTATAATAAAATTCATCTGTTTTATCAATAGGACTTAATGTATTAATTGTACCTGTTAACATATCAAACCAATTTGTATAATTATTTTTAACATTTGATTTCGAATTAATAATTAAAGGTCTACATGGTCTTCCTGCATCAGTTAATATTCTTATTTCATTTAATTTAATATTCCATGAAATAGATATTAAAATATTAATTAAATTGTTTCTTCTATATATTCGTAGTGTTTTAATTAATTTATAAGGTTCTTTAGTTATTGCATATAATGAACCATTAATAAAAATCATTATAATATTTTTATTAATATTTAAATTAAAATTTTCAATTAAAATAACATCTAAATCAATAAGACATCTTTTAATATTATCAACATTTGACGTTGATGTTATTTTTGTTAATAAAGCTAAATTTTTTAGATAACCAACAGAACCACCATCTGGTGTAGCGAAAGGACACATATATCCATATTGTTGCGAATGTAATCTATGTGGACTTGTTAATTTGATAGATCTATCTAAAGGCATATTAACGTTTCGTAAATGAGAAATATAACCAATATAACTAATACGTGATAAATCTTGTACTTTACCTAATTCCGGGTCATCATCGTCATCTAAACCCCACATACCTTTAAGAGATCTTGAAAAACTTTTTGATATAATTAAGGGTGTTATTATTTTGTAAATATTATTATTATTAATAAAATTTTCACCACTATTCCATGCATCATAATTATATATTTTATCTAAACCATCTCTTATAAATTTATATAATTTTTTATAAGATTCATAAAATAATTCTGATAACAAATAACCACTCGAATCTATTCTTTTATATATATAACTATCTCTATCACTTTCTTGATTAATTTTTAAACATGTATAAATGAATTGTTTAATCAAATAACTTAAATATTTAGCTTTATTTTTAAATAAAGGAATATTTGGAAATATTTCAGTTATTAGTATATTTCTAACATGATCATTAGTTTTATAAATAGTTAAAGGTTTTAAATAATTAATAGCTTGTTCTTGTGTATAAATATCATATTCATTATTTAATATAGTTGGTCTTATGAAATTATTTATAAATGTTTTTTCTACTTCATTTAAATCATCTCCGAATATAGACTCGTATATTTCTTTATCGCTATTTATTCCCAATGCTCTATATAATACGAATAATGGTATTTTACCATTAAATGAAAATAAACTACACATTATAGCACCTTTTTTATTTTTATAATTATCAGCTACATCATCTTCTATTGTTATATCAGGGTTTTTAACTAAATAAAATTCTATATTTTTAGGAGATAAAACTGTTTCCCCGGTATCTGCAGTACATTTTAATAAAGCTTTATAACCAAATGTATTATCATCTGTTATTTTAGTTATAAATAATCTATTTGTTGCAATTCTTTCTTGTGAAACTATTACTTTTTCTTTACCATCTATTATAAAATATCCTCCTGTATCATATATACATTCTCCTAATTTTTTTAATACTTCTGAACCTTGTCCGTTTAATAAACAAGCTTCGCTGTGAAGCATGATTGGAATACCACCAAGAGCTATATTTTTAAAAGTTTTATTTGTTATATTTTCAGAATCATCTTTTATACGAACTAATATATCGGCATATATATGTGTTTCATATGTTAAATTTTTCAATCTTGCGTCATTTGGAGTTATTAATTTAGGAGACCCGTTTTCATATGTTATTGGTCTATCAATATATATATTATCTCCATTTTCTCCTCCTATAAATAAATCAACTTTCATTATAATTTTATCATGATCATTATATTTAATCATGGTAATTGGATTTAAAGATTTAATAGTATTTGGTATATTATTTTTAATAAAATCTCTATAACTATCTAAATGATGATTTGTAAATGAATATTTATGATTTTTAAAATATAAATCTAATATATCCCACTCATTTATATCCTCCATAATATATATGTTATATTATTATATAATAATATATTTATTATATAATAATATAACATATATATATTATTATATGAATAATATTTTAACCAATCCGGATTTAATTATAGAAAATAGTGATATTCTAAATAAAAATATTGATTGTTGTATTGAATTAACTTCGGATTATAATATTTCTTTGGTAATTTATACTATTTTAAAAAATAATTATAGATATATAGGAAATAAAAAATGGGATTATTATAATAATATTCAAAAAACATGGATAGTTGATGAAAATTCTATTAGACTTAAACATGATATTAAAACTATAGTCTGTAATTATTTTTTAATTAGATTTAATTATTGGGAAAATTTAGGAAAAATACATACAAATGATATAGATTATAATAATGATTGTCAATTTAAAGCTAATAAATTATTAGTATGTTCGAATAAATTAAAACAGGATAAATTTATATCAGTTATTATTAAAGAAGCAAGATCTTTTTTTGAATATAATGAATAAACAATATAACATTATTAAAAAATTATATAATAATAAAAATATTAATAATATATGTGATAATATTGATATTATATATGAATTAAATTATAAAAAAGATTATTTAATTAATAAATGTAATAGCGCTAAATATTCTTTTAATGAATTAATTAGTTATATAAATAAATGTAATTATGTGTGTGTTATAAAATCCGAGATATCAAATATTAAATTTAATATTTATTATAGTAATTTTAGTGAATTAAATATAATTAAATTTACTAAAATATATAAAAGAATAATTATATTATCAAATTTATATAATATAAATAAAATAATAAATTTTAATATTATTTTATGTCCATTTAAAAGATATTTTCCTAATGAAAATGAAATATTAGATTCAAGACATATAAATGGTGGATTTACATATTTAAATAGTAATGATATATTTATAATTAGAAAAGATGAATGTGGTAAAGTTATGTTACATGAATTAATTCATCATATATCTATTATTAACGATATATCATTTACATATGACGAAATTATTAAATTAAAACATACATTTAATTTATCTAAATCTTTAAATTTAATACCAAATGAAAGTGTTGTTGAATTTTGGGCAACTATATATCAAATTATATTTGTTTCAATTGATTATGATATTTCTTATAAATTAGTATTAGATAAGGAAATAGGACATTCAATATCTTTATGTAATAGATTATTAAATAATAATGTAAAATATTGGTATGAAGAAACAAACGCTTATTCATATATAGTATTTAAATTAATATTTTTATTAAATAATAATAAATTTATAAATATATATACCTTTCCATATTCTTCTTCTTCAATTACAAATTTTCTTATAAAAAATAAAAAAACAATAAATAGAAATTCTAATATTATTAATTATAATAAAAATTCTTTAAATTTAATGATATTCGGTTCTTATTAAATTATTATATAATAATTTAAATAGATATGAATAAAAAATATTTTTTAGCACTCAAGGGTTGTAAAATAACAAAAAAAGATTTTAAAATTCTTAATATAAATTATAAAGAAAACAAGGACAAATCATTCAATATTTATAGTGATACCGACGGAAATGCAAATGTAAAATATAAGAATAAATATCATATAATAAGTTCTACTTTGAAAAATTTACATAATAAAAGTAAAAAAACTACAATAAAAGGTGGTGCAGCAACACAGGGTTATTTTGATTGGTTAATGGGTAAAAAAAAAGATGATGTTATTCTGGATGTTGTTAATGATGTAGATAATGATATTGAATTAAATGCTCAACAAATAGGTAAGGTTAAAGAAATATTATTTAACACTTCTTTTTCAAATAGTCAATTGTCTAATAATGAATTATCTAATATATTTAATGAATTAATTATAGATAATGACATGAAATTAAAAGCTTTGGATTTTATTAAAGAATTGTTTAAAGATGAAAAAACTAAAGAAAAAATTTTCAATTTAATAAATAAGCAATTAAATTTAAGAAATAATATATTACAAGATATACAACAATCATCAAATAATGAAGTACAACAAATCTCTAATACACAACCACAACAAATCCATAATATACAACAACAACAACAACAATTACAAC